CAGTGGTGAAAAGGAGAAACCTACCTATAAAATTCGCGTTGTGGTATACAAAATTGAAAGAACTAAATCAAAAACAAAAGAACCAATCTCAACGCTATAAATGCCCGGTAGAAGGCGTCAAATCGTATTTTCTCCGAGGCTGGCTTGTCGATCGACTACCAGAGGCCAACCCCCCCTAACACTGATATAGTACAATGCGCGCTCCAGCAACGACTGGTAGTACGCCTCGCCTGGCTTGGCCGGCATAAGGGAACGCCCAATGGTTCCGGAACGCATTGTACTGACGGAATAATGATGTCAAAGGGGGTACGGCCAAGCCGTACGACCTAAGGATCATACTCGCGTTCTTTATCGCGTCGTCTGAAGACTGGCTGTGGGCAGGGATTGCATATGCCGCATTTATATGTTCCCATTGCCCTAGCAAAAGATAGAGGCATATGAACATTGCACCCTCCTCGGGGGGTGCAGGGCTCGTAGATGTATTTTCGGCCCGGACGTATAGACCCAGAAACTTCTCGCGGCGAAAAAGGTCAGCGAAGCCCCTGGGAGTTCGATACCTTGCCAGTAATGAGTCTCTTGAGGGTGCCTCCATCATATGAAGTTCCCCGAGGACCAATGTAGGGGGTCCGATGTCAACTCCGAAACCTGCATATTCAGACACCTGGCCTGCTATCCTATTTCGCTCCAGCCCATCGCGGAGATAACCTAACACAGTCTCCTCCAACTCATTGAAGGCACACACCTTGCCACTTGCCCCACTGCTAAGTAGATTCTCAAGGTGCGTTCTGTGCGACCTGTTGGCACGAACGTAGGTCGGCGGTGTGACTACACAATACACATCAGATTTCGCTAGGATAGTTGGAGGTAGGCTCTCCGGTGCCCAAGTGAGGAGCACTTTCTGGAAAGACAATACTTCCTCTCTTAGGTATTGCCTAGAGAAGTTATTTGCGGCATCCACAACATTGTCCCATCCATCCTTTGGTGCATTGAACGTGGCCTTCTTCCAAGGAAGTAACTCGTCAATGTCAAGCATCAAGTCGGGATGGGCCTGTTTCAACGTCGACTTGCCACCCCCAGATGGAATGCAGACAACAACATACTTGCGTTGGTTTTCTAATGCAGGGTATTGTTGCCCTGGCATCAACACTATCACGTGCCCTGCTTTCTCACGTCCAACGCGGCCCTCTAGTTGGACTAGTTCTGGCGTGGACAAAGGTACCTGGACAAGTCGTGTAAGAGTTGCGAGTTGGGAAAACGTTACCTTCACAACCTGTGAGTTGTCTTCATCTGTCACTAGGGCGTGCTCCAGCCCTAGTTTGACAGGGACCATAAGAAGTGCAGACGGTGCTGGCTTAATGTTAGCTCCTTGCAACACGACACCCGTAACAAATGTCGCTGCTTTGGTATCAGCCCCATATTGGTCCGCTGTGATGTACCTTATTGGCGCCCCATAGGAGGAGGCGCCAGACGCCCACTTGTTTAGTGTCCTAATAGATGGGTGGTAAAACATAGCGTCGTCCGGCTTTAGGCCTTTCGCTGCTAGGCGCTTGAACCCCTCCGTCATCGCGGCGTCGATTGTCTCTGCATCCACGCCTGCTACCACCTCCCTGGTTCTGGGGCCCCATGCCACTTCTCGGTTCGGCTGAATAAAAAGTGGGGCTTCATGGAAGCGATCAAAAAGCGCCCCCACTGGCGTGGCACTAGAAAATATGCGCAGAGGTGCATCTTCACTAGCATCGACACTCATGAAAGAGTCATGACTGACGACATGCGCCTCATCAAATATGACGATAGTAGAGCGCATTGTCAATTGGTGACATCGCCTCCATAGCTGAGCATTTGTCATGACAATCACCTTTTCTTCGAACGGGATGTCGGTCTGGTCCCCTCGGTGCACAAGCCGTACATCAGTTCTGGCTATAAAGTCATTGACATACCCAGTGACGAGGGCGTTCGTGGGCATAAGCAAAACGACACGGTATTGCGGGTAACGAGCTCTTAACGCTGATATCATAGCGGTACTTTTGCCTGCCCCCACGCCTCCTGTGAGGAGCACGACTCGCTTAGTCGCTACAAACCCCATAAAGGGGTCCCAGCTATCCGGCGTAGGCAGCAAGATCCGCTCAGAAGCCTCAAAGTTGGCATGTAGCATCACCCACGGTATTATTGTCTGGAGCTCGATCAACTTCGCAAGGTAGGGCAAAGAGACAAACACCCCTACCCAATGGTCTGTCAGCCAAGAAGGTGTGAGCGTACTAAGGATTACTGCCACTTTCTTTTGCACAAGGTACCGATCGCGAGGGACGGTGTTGCTGATTGCAAGGCTTGCTGCGCCAACACATACCCAGTACGCGAGACTTTGCAGTGAGTAGAACGTGTCCAGCCAGCGAAAGGCTGAAAACACGCCAATGACAAGAATACCCACAAACGCACGCCTCTCAAAGGCCCGTATAATCACGTCGACAAGCGTGTACCAGATGAGTATAGCAAAGACCCGCCCTGTGATCGCGTCATTGCTGACTGCCCATATAGCGCCCTTTGCCGACTTATTGTGCTCAGTTGCATACACCAATGCCCTAAGGACATCAGGTGAACGCAGCAAACACTCGAATCCGGTGAGATCCATAACCCCAGAAAAGGGCGCCTGACGGAAAAGTTCAGACATCCTCGCAGGGGAAGGCACCTTTTTGTTGCGCAGATATTCACGTCTCCACACGTACTGCTCGAGCACAAAGTCCCAAGTCATGAAAGGGCGAGTAACCCCCAATCGTGCAACTTCTGGCGAAGCATGCGTTAAGGCTGACGGGACTAAGGACAGAGCGTTGGACACATTAACCACCCCTATTCGGAGCAAGTCTGTCAGAGGGGTAAAAACAGCTGCTTGCGCGGATATAGTCTGCCATCGCCGCCCTGCCTTCCCCTGTGGTGGGGGAAGGGGACGCCTTACCCACAAGCGAAACACTTCCTCGTATGACTTGCCTCGCCTCTGCTTGTACCAGCGCTTTGCTGCGGCCTGGCAGGACAAAATGTAATCCCTCCGCTGTTCCTCGGTCAGATTGTGCCTGCGAGCGCGTTTCCTCGACAATTTCTCGAGGTAGCGAGTGGGCCTTGTGTCCGAAATTTCCATAGCATATGACATGATCAACCCTGTCTCCGACCTGCCAACTACCGCATTGACACTCTTAAAATAAAATTTAAGGTATCCAAGATGGGCATCTACAAGATCAGTTGTCACAAGGTCGTACATGTCAGGGCTATGTGCGCACAACAGCTGATACCCTGCCGATCTGTCGGCCAGATAGTTGAAGGCGACTAAGTCGTCAAGGCGCATCCTATCTGACCTGTAGGCGGCTCGCCTTAACAGTAGTTGCTTTGGCGAGTGCCTAAGAGAGACCTCAGGGGGCTCCACCCCAGCATAGGCATACAGCTTGTGGTCGACCTCATCCGCAGGCACGTTTACAAGATGCAGAATATTGTTGAGAGTACTCTCTCTCACAAACGTAAAATTCACACCGTAAGCATCTTGCATCTTTTGCCGCCACTCTAACAGACGGGCATTAGTCTCATCAGAGACTGCGATGAACACATCGTCCGATGCGTTTGTGATAACAACATGATTGAAGAATTCATGGGCCGGCTTCTCCATGGCCAGAGACCATGCCGCGATCAATGATAGCCGGGTCCAATCCCGGTTATCCGGAGTTGTGGCAGCAGATCCAGTGCCCCCTCCGCCGGTCTTCCATACTGTAGTGCCGTCCATCAAGGAAACAATCATCCCCCTAGTCAAAGCCTCATAATAAGCATGGACTACGGAGACCGCCGCCTTTGCGTTGTAGACGCCAAATTGTTGGACGCCTCGCTCATAGAGACGGACGGATCCAACGGTGGCAACTTCAGACACAACGGAAGAGTCGAATTGCTTCCCATCCCCAGAATACCAGTTCGGAAACTGGTCTAGCATCGCCTTCAACTGGGTCAACTGACCTTCAGATCGCGCCATCATATTTAGGAGCCCCGCATCTATGTCTGGCACTCGCTTGTTCCGCTCTAAGAGCAATGTATTGAAAGCGGTCGCCGTAACTCTGTCACCTGCAGTTACACTCCTGATAAGGCCCGGGTCATCGAGCAACTTTTGAGCAGCGACGACTTGTGCCTTAGGGAATGCGTGCATGCCTACTGCAGGCATCTTTCCGGTCTCGAGGATACGTGTCGCTGCGAGTCCGATAGCATTGTACCATCCGGTCTGCTTCAATGTCTCACGCTTCCGTATCACCGGTAGAAAGGGCAACCCAGCCGAGTACTTCCACTTGCTATTCCTTAGTACTTGAGCAACTGTCATAGGAAGTGGACGTTCATACAATTCAGGATAGCGGTCAAACATTGCATCTGCTGCTTCCGTCAGGGCCAGCCTTTCACGGGCCCCTACTGCAGGGCGCGGCACCGTATAACGTTGCAAAGTTTTGACTAGCACATCGGGCTTTGCAAGCCATGCGCCGTCAATAGACACGCCATTGCCCGCCCTTATTGAGTCTTCTAGCAATTTACGTTCACGTGCCGTTTCCGTGAAGTGAGTCTCGAATTCAATAGGCATTGTGTTAAATATATCGAGCCCATAAGTATCGGCAGGGACGTATAGCCCTCTAGTGGGAGGTGTCCTATGTAATATGCTCGTATCTACATTGGCGCCTTCCATCAACTCAGCCATTTGGTCGACCCACGCCCCATACGAGGCAGGCTTCTGGTAAGTGGAGTGTGCGAGCGAAAACAATAGGGACTCACCCTTCGTAACATTTGCACGTTTTCGTTTCCAAAGCAAGGCCCATACAGGCTTCGGCGTGGCGCGGTGGGCCGGATCGAGCATCTGTATAAAGAAGACGACTTGCTGAGCAAATTCTTCAACGGCAGTGTCATCCTTGCCCATTGCCTTAAGCACCATGGACATTGCCACAAGTACTCCTCTTATTGCGCCCATCACTGCCAACGAGAAAGCGAAGCCAATAAAGGCAAAAAGGGTATGAAACGGCAGCCCTAGCTGCCCGACACCCGGAGCCTTGACAATTTTGTCGCGTAACCACGTGACGCCTGTCAACACTTTCCCAAGGACATCGCGGATACCAGACGTAGCATCATAATATGCAGCGATGTCAGCACGAGCCCGATTTTCGACGCCGACAATCGGCGCAGATCCATCATGCAACGTGTCTGCGGAATTGAGCACCGCTTGGGCCACATTCTCCACGTCATCGCAGTTGTAAAGGCTAGCGACAACGGACAAAACGGCGAGGCCGTTGACATCAGTTTGTGTCAGCTCTTCTTCGCCCGCTAGGACAGGCATGTCCTCTTGCGCTGGGCTACCCTCCTCAGCCTTAAGGTAAGGGAGCAAGACCCATTTGTCTTTTTCGTCAATGTCGGCGAGGATTGCTGCAACCCTCACATCACGGACGTCGCAACCAGGGTGCTGCCGGGCAAATGAGAAATACCGTGCCAACGCACTGACGAGGACTTGCACATCAGGCATAAACCCATCTAAGACGGAGGTTTCAAAGTCCTCTGGCTTGCCGTTGGCAAGTAGAGCCCAATACGCAAGAAGCAAGGCCAATGGAGTCTCTCGGGCTGTGAAATGATGCTCAGCCAGGTCTAACGGCATATCTAGACGCAGGTACTCAGCATCCTGAGCCCATGTCAATGGGTCAAGCCGTTCACCGTTCAGCGCACTGGCACGTAGCGCAACATGTCTGTCAATAATAAGTGCAAGCGGCGAGTCGACAGCGTGTACGGCCACCTCGGCCCTTACGGCAGGGGGAATTTCATATCCAACCATCTGCGAGAGCAGGAGCCTGACGTGCGGGAGCGTCTGCAATGAGGCGCTCCGTGCGATCGCCGCATCAATCAACTTGGGCATGTCGGAAATCAGAGTACCGAGCTGTGCACTAAGCGTCGCCTCCCGATTGTAAGTGACCAATGTGCTTAATACTTCCTGTTCTTGAGCAGAGAGCCCGGGAGCATAGAGAAGAACCAACGAGGCTCTCATTACCCGTGCACTGAAAGAGTCATTAGGGCGCAACTTGTCAATTATCTCAATCGCGCGAAAGCGCGACACGAAAAGGCGCAAGACCACCGCCGTAGACATGGCTTCATCACCCACAGTGATTGCCCCCATCAAGGCAAGGAGACCAAACGCCGAAATTATCAATGCTGCGACAAGCCCCAATCCAAAAGCAATAAACAACATGGGTATGAGGCCAATGAATCCTGCACCAAGGAGCACATATTGACCCTTGGTAGCAAAGAGTATAGTAGTCATGCAATTGTGCATGAACAAAAAGTACTTAGCCACAGGCTGGTCGAACACCTGAATTTTGTCAGGGTCAATAAGCGTAGGTATCCGCAGGCAAGTGTTGTCGTCATCTGCCTGCGTCCGGGGACGCCTACTAAGTCTGTAGAGCTCGGTAGTCTCACCGGACACAGCTATACCTTCTACTACAGTCTTAAGATCGACCGAAGTAAGTCGCACATGCAGTGGAATGGGTATGATGACGTCGACATACACAAATTCTAAATACCCACGGGGGGCACCGAATGCCTCCTGTACGGTACCATACATTGGCAACCCAAAGTTGGTCATAATGTAAAGGAATGCCGAAAGCTTGTACATCCCAAGACCCCAGGCCATCCCTGCCAGCGTTGTTCGGGCAAGTTTGCGCCCATATATCAGGATTTTCATGAGCATTGACAGTTCAGTCAACCCTATTTTGGCAAGGACGGCAGCCCCCCAAATCTGGAGGCCAAGAGCGGCCAGCACGGCGGTATTCCTGCCTAGGACAAGAGAGAACACCGTCCCGATCGCACTCGTCACCACACTCCCTGGCAACAACACTAGCCCGGAGTACCGATAGGCTAGAATGAAGAGCGAAACAATTGTCACGATGTCGGAGGTGAGGTAAATCCTCGCATACCAGACAAGAGAGTCCACAAAAAGTGAAAATGACGTCCTCCATGCCAACAACATAGGCAAGAAGTCAACACCGAGCAGCATCAATATGACTCTGTTTGGGTCCTGGCCATCGCAAACGCCGCGCCCCGCATCGTTGAGGTCAAGGTAGTTACGATCGAGAACAGGGTCTACCACTACCACCTGGGCACCAGCCAGAGCGGCAGTCTGTACCGTGCCTGCTCCCCCATGCGTAACCACTACCTTGGCGCGCTGGAATTGCGCATAGTGATCACCGGGCTCCACCTCTACAGCGCCCGGAGGGACAACTAGCTTCTGCGACCCAACAGCCCACATGACCTCGACCGGTCTCGCGTCTCTTTTGACCGTCGACAGCTTTAGAAAAGTCGTTCCGTCAGCGGAACGCGGAAGGTACATCCTCCCTGGGTACGCAGCGACACGTGGCTGTGTCTTCTGGATACCGGAAAAGAATGAGACCAAGGGGTCGAGGAGCGGCCCTGTCCTCCAGACGTACCCGTTCAGCCGGTCAGGAGGGGCAGTAACGCCCCAAATCACGTCAGGCTTCAATTCTCCTGGCCCAAACGTGATGTAGGGCAAGCTACCGACAACCGCTGCGAAATATGAGTACTTTTTCGCAAGCCTCGTCACCTCGCCTCTATGGATGACACGTAAGTCTTCCTCGGCGGCCTCAGCCGTCTGCAAATGAAGGAACAGGATGTCAATTCCCCATTTCTTCAAGGTACGTGCGTTAGCGGCAAATGGGACGCGGTCACCCCGTGTCCCACATAGAGGTATAACCACCGGACCATAGTGGTGGCGCAACACACATTGTAGGCACCCACAATAAGGTACGACCGGCGGTACCCAAGGAAGGTCTGCCATATCAATGGTGTGCTCCGTCCCTGCATGCTGAAGGTTTTCACCAAGGGACAAGAGGCTCAGAGCGCCAAAAATACCTGCCACAGGCTTGGCAGGTGGCAACAGTAAGTCGATGGCGACGTCGCATGAGAGTGATGACACACTTGGCATCACAGCCATCCGGCCAGGATGGGAGAGCGAAAAATATCGCCCTGGCGGGCCGGCTACGTGCGCATTATTACCATACACACGCGTGAGGAACCGGGGGGTTAGCCCGGGCAGTCTTGCGACCATCAACCAGTTAATGGGGATGCGGGCCTGCAACCAGATGGAATACGACCCTGGAGTTCCACCCATCATCAACGATTGGAAAAGTGCGTGGACATAAAACCCCTCATAGGTGCTATGAGTCGTGACCTTTGCACACAAATGATCGTGGACGACATCGTAAGTACCAAGAGGCACCGCACAAAGGGTAGGCGGCACACGGTGCAAGACGTCAATCTCAGTTATCACGTTCATGTGGCGGGGGTTGGCATAATTGGCCAGTGTAGCCATGTACGTTTGAAGGCAAGGCTCAGCCCAGTCTGGGTAAACGCAAATTGCAAATTCCTCCGTCTCTAGTTCCCTCAGAGCATCCTCATGTTCCTCGGAAATGCAAAGTACAGGAAAGAAGGACCCAACATATGCCGAAAGGTTGGGGACCTCGGGGTCATTTAATATGATCCAGAGGCACCCTCCTGGCATGACGATGTCTTTTGACGACAGGTACATGTCGTAAATCAAGTGCATCGCGGGGAACCGAAGTTGCCCCTGATTCGCCGCGATCTTGTCCTCAGGGGGCGCAGCGAAGCCCCTATTGTGGGGCCAACAAATTGGGCAGATCGGATGCCCGAATCCGACATCTTCGAGGGTGATGTCGAGTGAATAAAGTGACGCCAGTCCTCTAGCCGGCAACTGGAGTACATGTTCGTGCACTGCGGTTACAGTGTGTGCCTCGACAGTGCAAACAGTGATGTCGGCCACACCCTCCAAGGACTCGACGAGGTCGTCAAGATCGACATCGTCGTCGTCAATATCGTCCTGCCCCATCAAATGGGCAAGCATCCCTCTAGGACCTGAGTGGCACTCAAGACAGAGCAACGGTGTGAAATAATGAAACACAGCGATAATGTCAACTGCGTTGCGTCGCTCAGCAGAATCAATGATCTTACGCCAGGTTCGTTTGAGGCGAAAGGGGCCTAACTCGTCCTGAGTATGCTCGCATTCCTCAGTGAATTTTCCAACAAACTCCTTGGCCCGGACCATCTTCGGAGAAGGGGGAACAGGTTCCCACTTTTCGACAAGTTTAACGTCCTCGCCCATAGACGTGGTCGGCACAAAGTCCTCGACCGTGGTTGGCTGCTGGAGCTCCACTTTCAGTTTCTTCCCATCACCGATGGGGAAAGACACGGAGTCGCCCAATATATGGAACAACCGTGCCAAAGCAGGACCAGGGTTCTGCTCAATGTCTGCCTGGGAAGAGTCCCTAGCTCGTTTGAACGCGGGCTGTTCCGCCTTCTCGGCCTCCTTTTTCCGCCGAGCAGAATCGCGTGCAGCTATGACTACTGCGGCTGCCGATTGGGCTGCCGACATGTTGCGGAACCCCTTCACGGACCGCGATCGTACAGCAGTGCTAAAGATGCTTTCCCTCTTATGGGGCGCATCTTCAAATGCCTTGTCGACATGGCAGCCAACTTCGACCATAAATGTCGCGAAGGACGCCATCCACGCGGGCGAGTCGACCACGGCCTGAAACGCGGTGTCGATTTGCCCAGACTGGACACGTGCGGCGAACTCGGACCTATGGTTCGCAATCTCATACCGCATGCCCCGAGTCGAACGGGCCACAACTTTCACCATGTGAGCAAAAGCCTTGTCGCCAAAAGCCCTAATGTACTCCTGCACCTTAGGGTTTTCCTCACAGAACGCAACAAGGACCGCATTTACCGTGTCTCGGTCGAATGCGCGAACAGCCGCGTCAAGTTGTTTCGTGGCGCCTCGTTTCTTCTTACTACAAACGATTTGCCAATTGTTGGCGAAAGCCGTATTTCTCGCGTGCTCGTCGATGCGGTCAATTGCCTCCTGCTCGGCGCGTGGCAGGACGTCAGCCAAAGCTGCATCTTGCTCCCTATTGACGAAACGTTCAGCCAAAGGGGGTAAAGGAGCGGGCTTGTCATCGTCCTCGCTGACTATCGCAGCAATAGGTCGTGCTACATACGGCCCAGCAGGGATTGGTTCGTCCGCCGTGTCTCCGGCCTCACTAGAAGGGGCCGTAGCTGAAGGAGTGCCAACCACACTCTCGGGCAGAGGCACAGATGCTGCCAGTGTAAGTCCAGGGTCGGACCTAACGACCTCCACATCTGACGGATGAACCGGCAGCTGGGCATCCCACGCCAGCTGGCCGGTCAACCTACGCCCAAAGGCGTCACAGTCCCTCCTCATATACCAGAAAGATTTTGAAAGTTTAAACTTGTCCATGCTCAGCCCGGATGGTAATACGGGAATGTTGCAAAGTCGTGCGGGTGAGTGTTAGGTATATATCTTCTCAAACGCTCCCCGATGCCTGCATTTCGCCAACTAAGGCTCCTCAGGGGGATTATAAACAGCCCGCAGGGCAAACAAAACAAAATAAACCCAAGGTTCTACCAGAGAACCATCAATGCGCAAAAGCATAGAGTAACTGCCTAAGCAGTCAGGGATTTTTTTTTTAAATGCTACGGCGGCCCCCGAGACACCAG